TACAATTTGTAAGCAACTCACGTTTTGCCGATGCCAACAAATCATTCCGGTGTGATCTTGTTGAGGTCAACAAAATCGGGATAGACCATCTTGCCGGGGCTGGCAAAATGGTGGCTATGTCATAAAGTGTTTACATTTGAAAGCCCCAACCGGCAAAAGATAAGACGTTATAAGACGGTTTTGGTGCTATACTTAGTACAGTGGAATTATGGAGAGAGGCCCCACGGCGGCGAACCGAGGGGCCTTTTTCATACACTGTTGCTTACAAGTTGTAAGCGACCCGAAGAAATGCCGCAGGACCGGCGGCGAAACTGAATGCTCTGCCTGGATGATTTGCCAGACGGGGCATTTTTTATTGGAGGAAAACAAAATGGCAAGGCGAAGCGATGAGCGCGATGCCGCCCGCGCTGAGTACATTGCCCGGATGGAGAAGGACGGAGAAGTGAATCTTCGACAGCTGGCGGACGATCTCCATCTTAAATATGATACGGTCCGCCGCTGGAAGGCAAAGGACGGGTGGGGCCCGCCCGCACCCCGGAAGCCCGGCGGACAGCCGGGGAACAAAAACGCCGTGGGCAACCCCGGCGGCGGGGCACCTGTCGGGAATGAGAATGCAATGAAGGATGGAGCCTATGCGACCATCTTCTTTGACAAGCTCACCCCGGAAGAAAAACAGATCGTAGAGAATGCGCCTCGGAACAGCACCGAGCTGACTTCCCACGAAATCGGTGTACTGCTGCTCCGGGAAAAGTACATTCTGGACAAGATCAAAGAGTATCAGGCTTTACCGCCTGACCAGATGATTACATCCAGCGTCATGGATATGCGAGTACCCGGCGGACGTGGCAAGCGGAAGCGGGACGGCGCAAACCAGCAGATCGGTATGTATCAGAAGGAGACCCCGGCACAGCGTATCTTGCAGCTGCAGGAAGCCTTGAACAAAATTCATGGCCGCATCCTGTCTGCGGCGGCCCAGATGCAGAAAAACGAAATGGACAAGCTGCACCTGGAAACCGAACAGCAGCGGCTTGAACTGCTGCGCATCCGGGCGACCGGCGAGATCGGAGAACCGGGGGACGGTGACAAAGATGCTGTACACGAGTAAGGCCGTTGGCGAATGGCTGGGTATCACTGACCGTCAGGTGCGGAACCTGCGGGATCAGGGCGTGCTGTCCGAAGTCCGGCCCGGTGTCTTTGACATGAAGGTCTGCGTCCGGCAATACCTGAACTTCAAGATCGGCAACAAAGACGATCAAGCCCGCCTTGTTGCTGCCCGTGCCGAGAGGGAGGAAACCCGCGGCAAGATCGAGAAAATGCGGATGGAGGAAGCCCAAGGCGACCTGCACCGCACCGAGGACGTGGAACGCGCCCTGAAAACCATCTTTGCAAATTTCAAGAGCCGGCTGGAAACCATCCCGACTAAGTACGCAAGTACCATGGCCCAGCTGACCGACCCGGCGGAAGCCCACGACATTCTGCAAAAAGCAGTGCAGGAAGCACTTGTGGAATTGAGTGACCCCGAAATTGCGCTGGCAGCACCAGCGGGGGAGGAACCCGAAGATGAGCAGGAAGAATAAATGCCGGAATTGTGTCTGGGGAACCCGGCTGAATGAGATCCAACAGTTCTGCCCGTTCGGCGGCTGTGTGAAGAAAGGCGGCGGCAGCAATGGCGATGATCCACCTGGAACCGCAGACTGCACAGATGTTCAGCCGAGCACTGGGTGCGCTGAAGCCGCCCCCGAACCTGACCCTTAGCCAGTGGGCAGATAGCTACCGCCGCTTGTCGGCGGAAGCATCCGCAGCACAAGGCCGATGGAATACGGACAATGCACCTTTCCAGCGGGAGATTATGGATGCCATCGGGGATGTTCACATCCGGAAGGTGGTTGCCATGATGTGTGCCCAGTCCGGCAAGACGGACGGCCTGATCCTGAACACCATCGGGTACTACATGAGTTACTACCCGGCTCCTATCATGATTGTGCAGCCTACGGTGAACCTGGGTGAAAGTTTCAGCAAAGACCGTCTGGCAACTATGATCCGGGACACTCCGGTGCTTCGGGGCCTTGTGGACAACAAGAGCCGCTACTCTGGCAACACCATCATGAAAAAGAACTTTGCCGGTGGTCAGCTCACCATCGTTGGCGCAAACGCCCCGACCGATCTGCGCGGCCGCCCCATCAAGGTACTGCTGGCGGACGAGGTGGACGCTTACAAAGCCAGCGCCGGCAAAGAAGGCGACCCGGTCATGTTGGCCGAACAGCGTCAAACGACCTACTGGGATTACAAGACGGTGCTGGTGTCTACCCCCACCGACAAAAACAACAGCCGCATTTTGGACGAGTTCAACGCATCCACCCAAGAGGAATGGACGGTGCCTTGCCCGAACTGCGGCTTTTATCAGCCCTTTGTTTGGGACAACATGGTGTTCGACAAGGAAAAGTGGCCGGAAGGCGGCGTGCAATACCGTTGCGCCGAGTGTGGCTGCCTTGACAACGAATACCGCTGGAAGAAGAACAGCCTGCAAGGAAAGTGGCACGCAGAACACCCGGAACGGTCTGTGCGGGGCTTCCACATGAACAAGATCGGCTCCACCCTCTGCGGGTGGGACAAGATCGTGGAGGACTTCATTGCTGCTGACTTGGATGCACAGCGCGGCGACTACGAGAAGATGCAGGTCTTTGTGAACACTGACCTTGGCTTGCCGTGGGAAGAACCGGGCGAAACGGTGGAAGCAAACAACCTGCTGGATCGCCGAGAGTTCTACGAGGCGGAAGTGCCGGACGGCGTGGTGTACCTGACAGCCGGTGTCGATACGCAGGACAACCGCTTTGAGGCGGAAGTCGTGGGCTGGGGCATCGGCAAGGAAAGCTGGGGCATCCGGTATCAGCGCATCTACGGCGACCTGAAACGTGGACAGGTCTGGGCAGATCTGGACGATTTCCTATCAAAGACTTGGAAAAAGAAGGACGGCACGGAACTGTCCCTGCGGTGTGTCTGCATGGACAGCGGCGGCCACTTCCCGGATCAGGTCATACGGTTCTGCAAAGAGCGCGAGGAACGGCACATCTGGCCCATCAAAGGCCGTGGCGGTATGGACGTACCATACCTGCGCAACCCCACAAAGAACAACCGCGTAGGCGGCGAGCTGTTTACGCTGGGCGTTGATACCGGCAAGAACCATGTCCTTGCCCGGTTGAAGGTGCTTATCAAAGGCCCGAACTACTGCCACTTCCCGGCGGCAGAGGATGCCGGGTATGACGAAAACTATTTCAAGATGCTTACTGCGGAGCACAAGGTCACACGCTGGAAGTCTGGCCGCAAGGTGGAGCGGTGGGAGCTGAAAGACCCGGCACAGAAACGTAACGAAGCGTTTGACGTTCGGAACTACGCAACGGCGGCGCTGGAAATCAGCAATCCCCCCGGTTTGGAGATCCCCGGAGAGGAAGCACCACGCCAGACCGCACCGCGCCAGTACCGCAGAAGAAGATCAGGAGGTATCTAAACAATGCCGATCATCTCAAAAGAAGCCGCGCAGCGGCATCTTGATATGTGGATGGAAGCAGAAGCTGCTGTTTCGACAGGGCAAAGCTACCAGATCGAACAGATGATGCTGACCCGTGCCAGTTTGAAACAGATCCGGGAGAGCATTATCTTCTGGGAAAAGAAAGTAGCCGAAGCGGAAGCAGAAGAAAAAGGCCGGGGCAGAAACCGAATCTACCACTTCTCGCCGCATGATGTGTAAGGACGGTGGACTACATGGCAAATATTCTGGATAAAGCCATTGCGGCAATCAGCCCTGAAAAAGGGTATCGCCGCGCTGTGGCACGCGCCGCACTGTCCGTCATGAACAACGGCACCGGCTACGGAAACTACGGAGCAAGCCGCATTTCCCGCGCTATGCGCAGCTGGCACGTTGGCGGCGGCAGCGCAAAAGAGGATATCGAAGATAATCTTGATATTCTGCGCAAACGGAGCCGGGATGCTTATATGGGCATCCCTCTGGCAACGGGTGCCATCAAGACCATGCGCACCAACGTGGTGGGCAGCGGCCTTGTGCCGACCCCGCAGGTGGATGCGGACTATCTGCACTTGAACGAGGAACAGGCAGACAGATTGCAGGCGCAGATCTCCCGCGAATTTGAACTTTGGGCGGACAGCACCCTTTGCGATGCTGCTGGCATGGATAACTTCTGGCGGTTGCAGACGCTGGCGTTCACCAGTTTCCTGATGAACGGCGATGTGTTTGCGGTGGTGCAGTTCGACGAACATCCGCACTGGCCGTATGCTCTGCGGCTGCGCCTGATCGAGGCTGATCTGATTTGCAGCCCTGACCGCACGGACATAATGGCACCCTGCACGATAGACAAGCATGACGTGTTCCAGATCGTGCAGGGCGTGGAAACGAACCGGGACGGCGCGGTGGTGGCGTACTGGATAGCAAGTCGGCATCCGCTGGCTTACGACAGCACGGTGCCGCTGACATGGACGCGGGTAGAAGCCCGCGACCCCGAAACGGGAGAGCCGAACATTCTGTGCGTCACACAGAGGGAGCGTGCCGGGCAGCGGCGCGGCGTGCCCTTGCTGGCTCCGGTGCTGCCCACGCTGAAACAGATGGGCAGATACACAGAAGCAGAGCTGGCGGCGGCTATCGTGGCATCGTCCATCACGCTGTTTATCAAGCATGAAAACCCGACCAGTCAGGCACCGTTCGGCGAGGAACCGGCGGATAAGGCGGAGGACCCGAACACCCCGCCCGATGAACTGGGCATCGACCTTGCACCGAGCGCGGTGTTCGACCTTGCACCGGGAGAGAGCACGGATACGTTCGACCCGAAGCACCCGACCACGACCTTTGACGGCTTCATGTCGGCCATGTCCAATCAGGTAGCGACCGGCGTAGAGATCCCAAGTGAGGTGCTTTACAAGAAATTCAGTTCCAACTATTCCGCAAGCCGCGGCGCACTGAACGAGTTTTGGCGCACCTGCGGTGTGCTGCGGGATAGCTTTGCAGCGGACTTCTGCCAGCCGGCCTACGAAAAATGGTTTGCCGAGGCAGTAGCCCGTGGGCGCATCAATGCGCCCGGCTTCTTTGACGACCCGGCTGTGGCGAAAGCCTACATGGGCTGCACATGGAACGGTCCTGCACGCACCAATCTGGATGCCAAGAAAGAAATCGAGGCGGCGATTCTGCGCGTTCAGCAGGGAATCAGCACAAATGAGCAGGAAACTGCACAGATGACCGGTGGAAACTGGCGGGCAAACATGAGGCAGCGCAAGAGCGAAATGGAAAAAATGAAGGAGGTAGGGCTAAATGAGCAAACCCAATTCCCGGACGAACCAGAAGATGACAAATGATAAGTTTTGGCAGTTCCGCAATCTGGCCGGTGATGACCAGAAGGCGGAACTGCTGCTTTACGGCGATATTTCCGAGCGCAGCTGGTGGGAAGATGCCGCGACCCCGAAACGGTTTGCGGATGACCTTGCCGCCCTGGGCGATGTGAAAGAAATCACCGTGTACATCAACTCCGGTGGCGGTGATGTGTTTGCAGCACAGGCCATTGGCAATATGCTGGAACGCAACGCGGCCACCGTGACCGCCCACATCGACGGCCTGTGTGCCAGTGCAGCAACCATTGTTGCCTGCCATGCAGACAAGGTGGTGGCGGCGGCAGACAGCAGCTACATGGTGCATCCGGTCAGTATGGGTGTCTGCGATTACCTGACCGCAGAGGATCTCAACAACTGCCTGAAAGCACTGGAAACCATCCGCAGCAGCATCGTCACCCTGTACGCCAAGAAGTCCGGCAAAACCGAGGACGAATGCGCCAAGTGGATGGATGAAACGAACTGGTGGACGGCAACGGAAGCCAAGGAGAAGGGCTTTGTGGACGAGGTGGACGACGAAGCGGACGATTCTGTTGTGGAGAACCGCAACGGCATCCTGTTCGTCAACAGCATCAGTATGAACACCCCGTTCAACAAAGCACCGAACTTTGTCAGAAGCCGGGTGGTGGATAAGACCACGGCCCAGCCTGAAAATACACCCCAGGCGGATCAGCCGGGGAACAAAACCCATGGGGAGGTAACAGACATGGACATTAAGGACATCAAGACCGTGGACGATCTCCGCAAGGCGTGCCCGGATATGGTAGCCAAGATCGAGACCGAGGCTATCAATGCCGAGCGCACCCGCATTCAGGAGATCGAAAACGCCACTCTGCCCGGCGCGGAGGATGAAGCGAATGAGGCGAAGTTTGTGAAGCCCATTGATTCCGCATCCTTTGCGAAGGCCGTCATTGCCAGCATGAAGGCAAAGCAGCAGAAGCAGAGCAAGGATTATCTGGACAAGGCAAAGGCCAACGCCCAGACTTCCGGCGCGAACAACATCACCAATCCGCCGCCCGCTGACCCGGATCCGAAGGACGCGGAAGCAAACGTTTTCCTGGCCGCGATCCGCAAGGCAAACGGTGTGAAGTAAGGAGGAAAGAACCATGAGCATGGATCTTGCAAGAAAAGATTTCAGCACCGCGCCGAAGTATTTCATTGCTGGCGTGGACATTGGTATCGCAAAGGCAACCAAGACCGCAAGCGAAGCTGTGGAGGCACACGCCCCCGTGCTGATTGCAGACGGCAAGGTGAAGCCTATTGCGGCACCGGCAAGCGCAGGCACGGCAGTCCTGACCGGCCTGTACGGCATTACTGCTGACAGCGCAGACGCAAACAAGGAAGTGCCGGTCTATCTGACCGGCGAGTTCTTTGCTGACGGCCTGGTGCTGCCCAATAACGTGAGCGTGGACGACGTTGAAGTTCCTCTGCGCAATCTGGGCATTTTCCTGAAGTGATAGGAGGAAACAAAAATGGCAAACGAAATCAACATTTATGAGCCGCGGTATCTGGCCGAGGCTGTGCGCACCGCACCCCCGATCTGCACTTTCCTGCGCGATCGTTTCTTCTCCAAGGTTAAGACGTTCCCCACTAAGAACGTTGACATTGATATCGTCAAGGGCAACCGCAAGATGGCAGCTTTCGTCCATCCCATGGTCGGTGGCGAAATCGTGCAGAACGAGGGCTACGAGACCAAGTCCTATGCACCGCCGCTTATCAACCCGGCAACTGTCACCACCGCAGATATGTTCCTGCAGCGCCTGCCCGGTGAGGATATCTACTCCGGCCGCACCCCTGCTGACCGTGCAGCAGAAAAGCTGACCGAGGAATACAACAAGCTGAACGACATGACCACTCGCCGCGAAGAGTGGATGGCAGCCCAGGTACTTACCACCGGTCAGCTGAAGGTGAAGGGCAAGGGCGTGGATGAAGTCATCGACTTTGGCTTCACCAACAAGATCAATCTGGAGGGCACGAAGCAGTGGGGTAAGTCTGCTGCCGATACCATGGGCAACCTGCGCGAATGGAAGCGGCAGGTGAGCCGCAACGGCTTTGCAAATGCAAACATGGTGATTATGGGCAAGCTGGCCGCAAACCACTTTATGAGCGACAGCAATGTTCTGGATCTGATGGACAAGCGCCGGTTCGACATTGGTGCTATGGCACCCAAGGAGCTGGAAGGCGGTCTGAACTACTACGGACACCTGAATCTGCCCGGCGTGGACATCTACGGCTATGACGAAGTGTATCTGGATGAGGAAACCGGAGAGACAAAGCCTCTGATCCCGGATAATATGGTGCTGATGATCCCCAGCAACGCAAACTTCATGCGCGCATATGGTCTGTGCACCTATCTGGACGATGACAAGGTGTGGCACACTACAGAGACCACCCGCCTGCTGCGTTCTTATGTGGAACACCGTCCTGACCGCCGCTTCCTGGAACTGCAGACCCACCCGCTGCTGATCCCCGACAAGGTGGATAGCTGGCTGGTTGCTACCGTCTGCTGATACGGGAAGGAGCGCGGATATGCTGGATGTTGACCAGAACTACGGCACACCGGAAACTCCGAAACCGTTCCCTACGTTCAAAGAATGCGTTGCGCAGGATGTGCAGAACGTGATCTTCAACTCAAACGAGTTTGCGGAAGAACGGTACATAGATGATAAGCTGATGCTCTGTATCACGCAGCACCCCGGCGTACTTGAACGTCCGGCGCACTGGGAGGGCGGAGCAAAGCAATCCTTTGACCAGGGTATGTACAAGGCCGACCTGCTGCTTTTTGTGAAGCAGAAGGACTACGGCCCTATGCCGAAGAGTGGCAAGCAGATCACCTTGGACAAGAAACGGATCTACAACATCAAATCATGCTCCCTGAAAGCGGGTATGTATCGCATGGAACTGGAAAGGGTGAGGTAAGTTGGCATACTTCCATACCAACTATGACGCTTCCAACCTGATGGTCTCCGTTGATGACGCGGAAGTGACCCGCGCTCTTGGCGTACTGGGAAACAAAACCCCGGCGGCGTTGAAGGTGGCCGTAAACACAACGGCCCGGCAGACGCGCAAGCTGATGCTGACCGAAGTGAAGAAACGTTACGACCTGAACGCGGCAGGCAGACGCATGATCGAAGATCTGCGCCAGCGCCAGAAGGCCACCAACCGGCGGCCTACCGCTATCCTTGCTATTATGAAGAACGACCCCGGTGCATTCCGGGCAGACCTGGGCTATTTCAGAACCAGCCCCACAAAGCCCTTCATGGGTCCGTCTGTTCGCAATGCGCCGCCCGTTTTTCGGGCGCGTGTCCTGAAAGACAGTCCAATGATCGCTCTGGGCGGAACAAGCGATAAGAGCAAGGGCTTCTTGGTACAGTTCAAGTCGAAGCATATCGGCATGGTACAGCGTCAGCTCGGAATACCTGCGGATAAGGACTACACGGAGAGCGGAAAGAAACGTTGGAAACCGAACGAGAAGCTGGCAACACTGTCCAGCCCTTCCGGCTCTGCGATGCACCATACCGTGTGGGAGATGCAGGAGCAGACGGTGGAGCAGATGCTGCAGCAGAACACGGAACGGCGCGTCCGGCAACTGATCGCCAATGCAAAACGAAAGGGTGTGATCTGATATGGCTGAAAAAATCACCGGCTATACCAGCGAAATGTGCCAGCAGGCCATGATTGACGAGTTGAAGGAACTGTTCCGGGATATGAAGTTCACGGGGCAGGAAGGCGAAAAACCGCTGAAGATCTTCAAGCAGTTTATCCCGTCCCCGACCGATGATGACGACGATGTGGATACCAATAGATCCAACTTCCCGTGCATCATCGTATCAAGAACGAGTGGCGAGGTGGTGAACGAAAAGGATCCGCAATTGGTCCTTTTGCAGCTTATCATCTGCTGTTATGACCCGAAAACAGACCGGCAGGGATATGAGGACACCGGAAACATCATCGAAGCCATCATGCAGCACTTCAAGCGGAAGCCTGTGTTTGGCGAGGCTTTCAAAGTGGGATATCCACGCAAATGGGATCTTTCGGATGATGACATGGACTTCTACTACTGGGGCATTGTCAACCTGATCTGCGAAACGCCCAACACCCTGAAAAACGAAGAAGTGGAGGCTTTGATATGAGCATCGAAAAGACCGAAAAGAAAACCGAGGCTGTGAAAGAAGCACAGCCTGTGACGGAAACCACCGGCGCTGCAGCGTACTGCGGGCCGACCGTCAAGGGCATTGCCCCGCAGTACACCGTATTCGTGGATGGCCTGCCCGAAAAGCTGAAAGAAAAAGTGGAGCAGGTGCCGTTCCTGAAGGCGCTGATCGTTCCGCTGGACAAGCTCGCAGAAATGCGCGTGAAGATCGAACAGGACGGCACCAGAGAGAACATTCTCTACAAGAAGGCCACCGACCTGATGAAGTAAGGAGGATATGACAAATGGCTATTTCTCATGGCTTTAACAAGACCGAAGCAGCGACCAGCGTCACCGCTCCGGTAACGGTCAACTCCGGCCTGCAAATCGTTGTGGGTACGGCCCCCGTTAATATGCTGGATGACCCGGAAGCAGCGGTGAATACGCCGATGCTGGTGAATACCTTCAAAGAAGCTGCCGCCGCAGTGGGCTATTCCGACGATTTTGCAAAGTATACCCTGTGTGAGGCGGTGAGCGCCAGTTTTCAGGTGATGGGCATTTCCCCTATCGTCGTGGTCAACGTCCTGGATCCTGCGAATGCAAAGCACATCACTGAACTGTCCAACAAGACCGTTCAGGTGAATGACGGCATTGCAGAGATCGACGAGACCGGCATCCTGCTGAAAAAGCTGGTCGTGAAGAAGGAGCAGACCGTGCTCACGGCGGATGAGGACTATTCGGCCAGATTCAATGATGATGGCACTGTGAGCATCGCCCTGGTCAACGGCGGCAAAGGCGACGGCGCAACGGCTCTGACCATTTCCGGTTCCATTCTTGACCCGACCAAAATCACCGCTGCCGACATCGTGGGCGGCGTGAATGCGGCCACCGGTGCAGAGACCGGACTGGAAGTGGTAAGACAGGTGTTCCCCAAGCTGGGCATGGTTCCCGGCATTCTGCTGGCACCCCGCTTCTCCAAGGATCCCATGGTGTGCGCAGCGCTCCAGGCAAAGTGCCGCAAGATCAATGGCGTTTTCGATGCAGTGTGCTTTGTTGACATCGACAGTTCCGCTTCCGGTGCACGCAAGTACACCGACGTGGCAAACCAGAAGGTCAAGCAGGGCGCAACTTCTCGTGAAGCATATGGCCTGTGGCTGTACGGCAAGATCGGCAGCGCCATCTACAGCGGTAGCTCTCTGGCCGCTGCTGCGGCAGTCTACAACGACAGCCTGTACAACGACACACCCAATGCCAGCCCGTCCAATGTCAGCGTACCCATTTCCTCCGCCTGCCTGGAAGATGGCACCGAAGTCCTGATGGATCAGGAGCAGGGCAATGTTCTGAATGAGCAGGGCGTGGCGACCTTCATCCGCTCCGGCGACTTTGTTGTGTGGGGCAATGAGACCTGCTGCTATCCGAAAAACACCGACCCGAAGGACGCTTTCCTTTGTGTCCGCCGCTTCTTCAACCACTCCTGGACCAGCTTTGTTCTGGACAACATGAGCAAGCTGGATAAGCCCATGAACAAGAAGCGCCTTCAGTCCATCATCGACAGCGAGAACATGAAGGGCAGTGTCTATGTCTCTACCGAGGTATGCGCCAGCTACAGCATGAAGGCAGACCCCGACCGCAACACGACCGCTGAACTGGTTGCAGGCCACTACTCCTTCTATCAGTTCTGCACGCCGTTCCCGCCTTTTAAGCAGATCAACAACACCATGGAGTATGAGGCCGGCGCACTGACCTCGGCTCTGTCTCTGTAAGCAGGAGGAATGACCTATGGCTCTGAATATTTCCAGTGACCTGGTTCCCCAGGTCATCAATGACTACAATGCGTACACGGAAGATGACCTGCTCATTGGTCTGGCGGATGAAATCACCCTGCCCAAGATCAAGAACAAGACCACCTCCGTGTCCGGCATGGGCATTGCGGGCGAAGTCGATTCTCCCGTGCCCGGTCAGTTTGAATCCATGGAGGCAACGCTGAACTGGAACACCATGTACAGCTACGCCACCAAGATGATGAACCCCAACAAGAACATCCAGATCACCCTGCGTGCTGCTATGCAGAACGACAACAAGAACGGCGGCTACACCTACAAGGGCCTGCGCGTCGTCCTGGGTGGTCGTCCCAAGGAGCTGGATCCCGGCAAGCTGAAGCGCGCCGACACCATGGGCAGCACCACTACGCTGGAAGTCACCCGTTACCTGATGGAGGTTGACGGCACTA